TTGGTCCGCCAAAAGAAACAAATACAATCGAAGATAGAAGCACCGTCCTTAGATGACGCTTCAGCAACTGCACGAATTCAGTGGCGGCAAGAACTGCTGGCCGGAGTCGTGTCCTTCTTCGCTATCGTCTATATTGTAATCGTTAATTCTTCGATACTCGCAGATGCAGGCATACCGCAAGAAGCTGGCATTATCGCAACTGTGCTTGCTTCGTCTGTTGGCTGCTTGTTAATGGGGATATGGGGCAAGTCCCCCATTATTCTTGTGCCCGGTATGGGCATCAATGCGATGTTTACCTACACGCTTGTTCACGGCATGGGCATGACGTGGCAGCAGGCGCTGGGAGTTGTTGTGTTGTCCGGCGTTTGCTTTACGGTAATTAGCTTCACGTCACTCGCGGGGCAGCTACGGGCAGCAATCCCAGAATCATTGCAGGAAGCCATTTCTGTAGGGATCGGGCTTATGCTCGTCTTGATTGGCCTGCAAAAGGGCGGCGTAATCGTCCCCGATCAATCTACGATGATTGCACTGCAGTCATTTGCTGATCCGGGAGTACTTGTTACGCTCGTTACATTGGCGCTTACATGCATTCTGTTCATGCGCAACGTTCCCGGCAACTTGCTTATCGCCATTATTGCAGGAACGGCTCTCGCTTATGTAGTTGGCGCAGTGCCTAACGCTGGCGCAGCAACTGGCGGGACTTTTTCATGGGCTGCATACGGTGATGCATTCGGTCAGTTCACGTTTCAAGGCGTGTCGGCTGCTACGCTTGCTGTAGCAACGTTCTCGCTGACGCTCGTCATTGTGTTCGAAAATGTAGGACTTGTAAATGCGCACCTGCAAATGAGCGGGAATCCGGAACGATTCAGTCGATCCTTACAGGCCAATGCGATTTCCGTGATTACATGCGGATTGTTCGGCACAAGCCCGAATGTCGCGACGGTTGAAACGGCTGCAGGTATTTCTGCTGGTGGTCGCACGGGACTCACGTCTATCGTGACAGGAATCCTGTTTGCATGTACATTGGTTGCATTACCGGTACTGACGTTGGTTCCTGATCAGGCCGTAGCTCCGATATTGATCTTTATCGGCGGCTTGATGATGCCAAGCGTGAAGAAGATCGAATTCGATGCGATGCACAAGGGTCTTCCCGCGTTCTTCATTATCGCGTTCATCCCGCTCATGCACAGCATCGTCGACGGGATTGCAGTCGGGTTCATCAGCTACGCGTTATTCCATCTTGCCGTTGGCAAGGGACGCGAAGTGAAGCCCTTGTTCTATGGGATCTCACTGTTGTTCGTTCTGCACTTTGTGCTGCAGACGTTGTAGAGTTAATAAGGTAACTAAGGAGAATTAAGTAGGAAGCCTGAGTTCAAGGATTACTCGACGTCCTGCAACCTTTGAAGTTAGTCGGAGCAGAATAATAACTATGTATATAATTATCCAGTTATCCTTTACGATGAAATAGAAAAAAACAAGAAGAGTGTGAAAGGGCCGGCAAAATGTTGGCCCTTTTCATTTTAGTGCGAGGAATAGGTTGCGTAGTGGATATTACGTGGAATAAGTCTCACCCGTAATTTCTTTGAACTGTTCAGGCGTAATTTTGCCGAACTCACAAAACTTGCCCACGTATAATGGATCATTTGAATCCTTCTTATAAATCCCCATATCATAGTAACGTTTCACCGTAGTATACCAATCCATCTTAGATCACTCCTTTTTCGGCTAATTGTAGTAATAGTGTTGCATGATCCTGCGTAAGCGCTGCGTTATGAGATTGCAGTTCGTTCGTAGCTTCTATGTGTTTATCACTCTTCGCTTCCAGTTCGGCTACATGAAGCAACAGCTTTGCATTTTCGATCCGGAGCTGATCCAGTTCAGTAGGAACTGGCTTTGGCTGCAAGGCTTCAATTTCTTCCTCTGTCAGGCCGTTGCTCCAATAAGATGAAGAGTCTACTGGTGTAGGACGCTGCGGCGCAAGTTTTCCGCTTGCCGGATCATGCTTTGCAAGAGCCCCGAGATATTCGACGTAGGCGAGATCGTAGTCTGCTTTCGCTTTGCGATAACCGGGTACGTCGAAGGTTGGCTCGTAGAGTCCGTCAGGAAGTGGAATGGCTACTGTGTATCCGACTAGTTTCGTTTTAGGTTCAGTTGGTAGATTGTCGTCATTCTTCTGCGAAGCTATTAATTCTGCATCAACATCACTGGCGCCAGCCTGAACCGGCTCCATTCTATCAAAAACGCCCGTCACGGACTCCGCAACGAGCGTTGGTTCAATGTATCGACCGTTAAGGTCAGTTATAATTGCTTCTTTCAATGAAAGGCCTCCTTATTGTTCTGCTAGGAATGGAGAAATTGTATCTAACGCGATAAAATAATTGTCTCCTGTGATAATATACACTCCTCCATCTGCTGCAATATCTACTGCTGCATTGGACGACAAAGTGGTTATTGCAATTTTTGAAAGCAGTCTCTTTGGTCGGTATCCTACTGGCAAGAAGAAAGCAGGTTTACCAGTTACCCCAACTGTGCCTCCCGTGATAACCCCTTTAAGATATACAAATCCATCTCGATCCTTACAATAACCTGCCTCTGGTCTGCCTGATTCCCCGAACAGCTTCCAGTCATTTAAGAGTGTTGGTTTAATAAAATGTAGTTTTGTGTCATTCTCTGCCTTCTTCGTCTCCACAACACTCAATCTTCGCTCTGCATCGCCTGCCCACTGCACTACGTCAGTTACCGCGCTCCGCAAATTTGTCGATATACTGCCGTTAATAGGAGCCGCGAGCGTTGGGTCTAGAATCGTGTATGAGACGTGATAGACCGCAGTTGGATCATAATATTCCTTGACAATAGTTGCTCTATACTTGCCATACGGCAAAAATATATTTTTTTCCCAGTGGGCATAAGTCTTCTGATTTTTAAAGATACTTAAAATGTCCTCAGTGCGATAACGGAATGGTGTAGGAGCATCACCCGATCCTTCAGTCGTGTTCACACAATAGTGTGTATTAGCGGCATTTATGGCGAAATCCGCCTTTTCACGCAACACAACACCGCTACCGAGCTCGACCATGTTCCAGCCTTTTGATAGCATCAGACCAGTCTCGTAATTGCTGACGGGTTCGACCGTTGGCCTTGCTTTGAGATATTGGAGACGGTATGGTGTGTAACCTCCTTGCGTATTTAATTCAGTTGGAGTTGTCGTTGTTCCCGTTCCTGAAATAAGAGCCCCTTTCCCATCTATGCGTCCCCAAGCTTTTTCACCGGAACCATTATACGGTTTTGACCAATCGTTAGGCGATCCCATGCGCCAACCCAAGAAATACGCCTTGATTTCGTCGACTGTCGGCGTGTAGCTGTCGCCCCATCCACTATCTGTGTTGGATACGGATACATATACGTTAGATGTGAATAGACGAACTAGGTCACTACTTTCCCAGTCAACAACACCACTATCATCTACTGACAACAACTTCCCATCATATTTAAACGAGAATATCTTCCCCGCATCATCCCAATCACCGGGGGTAGCATTGTTTGGAGCAGCATTTGCCGCAAAGAGGATTTTAAAGCCGCTCTTTCTTGCCTCGACCACCACCTCCCACGGCAACGATCCGTCCAACGCAACCTTCGACCATTTTTCCAACACATACGGCAATCCTTCGTCTCCCACTTTAAGCACATCTGCATCGCTGCCGTCCACCGGATTCGCTGCAAGTTGGCAATCGGCCACCCACATACTGCGGCTTTGAGGTGCGAATGGCTGAGGCATAGCTGTCGGAGATAGAACAGGATTCTCAAATGAGATTTCACCGACTGTGTCATGATTTCCGAAATAAACGCCAATTACGTTTGTGTCGCTTTTAGTAGTAAAAGTTCCACCCTGTATCGGGTCAAATGTATGCTGCTTGGTATGTGGAATGCCAACAGAAGGCTGCTCGTTTACATACATTTTCGCAATGGCAGAGGCCTTTTCCGCTCTAATCGAATATGTTGAATTTGGTTTGACGCTTATATTAGCCCAGCCTAAGAATTGTGCAGTTTTTTCGGTTACCACCCTGCCTTTGTAAACCCCTTGTAAATCGGCTTGTGCTCCGTTGAGTGATGCTGAGTCATATCCATACAGCAACGGCAGTAGATTCCCTGATGTGCTAATAGCATACGGATTTTTCACATTTGTCATTGCATCTACGTATGGATATGCTGCAGCAACCTGCTCTGATGTCATTGCATTAATCTTCTCTACTTCAGACGTTGGAATCTCATAAACTCGAATCGCATCAAATAGACCGTACGATTCATTCATTTTGCCGAGGACAGCAAGATGAACTGCAAAGCGCGTTGCTTGATCCGATAATGTGAAAGCCATATGGACGGGGTGAAACTTGTCACCAGAATCCACATCCCGAGTCATATGGAAATGTAAAGACTTGTCACCATTATACTCAAGTGCCTCTATTCGAACCGTACCGGATCCTGAACTGTTCTTTATATAACCCATCAACACATACGACTTACCCGATGTTGTGTTTTCAATAAATCGAAAAGCATTTCCAGCCTCATAAATATTACCTAAAGTAACTTTTAAGCTCGATTCACCTTGAACTTTTTCAGATGTAAATTTTTCAGCAGTGACGGAATTTGTTTTCCATAGACTTGTATTTTCACAAGCTCCTGCATAACCAAGTAAATTAATCAACGTCCGCCCGCGAATCTCCCCCATGCGGAAGGGGGTATCCTCAGGAACATCCACAATCTGCACACCTGGCTTCAGCGTAATATCCTTATACTCCGCCACATGGGCGTCCTTTAGGCCTTGCTCGATGCGGTTTAGATCCTTTTCCGTGACGGTGTCGTCGTACTTCCAGTTTGTCTTCGCCTCGTATGGCATTAGGCCACCTCCTTCACTGTAATCGGCTGCTTGATGATCGTATCAGACGTGAGCGGGATGTAGACGTCATTCGACGTCAGTACCGTGCCGTCTGCAGCCCGAAGCTCGATCAGCGATACGCTGTCCACAGATCCCAGCGGAATCATATATTCCAGATTGACGACGCTCTTCGATACTTGCTTCACCGTAAACTCTGTAATCTCATACGTTTTATTCAGCACGACCTTGGCAATTCGTGTGTTGACATGGTTCGCCAGTTCTTTCAGCAACGTTGATTCGATCATTTGATCTGCACCTCCAGCCCGCGCTCGGCAAATGGCGAACGTCCCAGCTTCCACGTTGTCGAAAGCCTTGTCGTCCGCTTCAAATCCAAGCGGTATATGTTCTCATTTACTCCTACATTGGATAGCAGTGCCGTCTCCTGTTGATAGACCAAGTTGGCAGGCTTCACTGCGTATACCGTGTGCCCGACCTCCTTGAATACGGCGGCGTCCGTAATGTTGGCAACGATGCGAAGCAGGAAGGCGTCCGCATCTATAACAGCCCGAGCCTTGTCCTTGCCGAGCAAAAAATCCAGCTTCTCCTGCAAATACCGGATCGTAAACGGCGGCTTCGTCGTGTAGCGGTTGATAATCCGTCTGCGCCGGAAATCGATCGATTCCGCATCCCGATCCGGGAGAATATTCAGCATCCGCTCCCGCCTTGCAATCGCATCCTCGCTTGCTGTCATGACGAATTGATCGTCAAACAGCCTTTGCATGGCGGCCAGCAGCTTCTCCTTCTCTCCATCCTGCGTCTCCATAAGCAGAACCATTTCCTTCACGTCATGGTAAAAGTCTGGCAAACGCTTCAGTAACGGTTCAGCCATTCAAGGTCACCGTCCCCATGACCGGAAGCTCTTCCGTGTCCAGCTCCACATTGGCTCCCTTGCCGTTCAGCTTCGTATCCGCAATATCCGCGATACCCTTTACATTCAGAATACGCGCTTCCAGCTGACTTACACGCACGACGGTTCGGTCTTCCTCTTTCCAACTCATGCGCAACGTCCGCAGGTAATCGGCGATCACTTTTTCAACATCCTCCTTCACCTGTGACACGGATATTCCCGCTTCAAGTGTAAGCGTCGTCGATACATGAATGCTTACGGACTCTGCGCCCTTAATGGTGACGGTATGGCCGATAGGCGCGAAGCCCATCCCCTTCCCTTGATTCACCTCTGGGTCGATGATCGTCTGCACATCCTTCACCAGCTCAGCAGATGGAGATTCGAAGCTGCTCGAAATGATGGTGCACTTTACCGTGCCCCCGCCTTTCCATACCGGGAATATTTTCACGCCGCCAACGCCTAAAAGAGAGGTCACCTTCTTCTTGTAGTCGGCTGCATTGCCCCCGAATGGCTGTTCATTCACGGCCTCGAAGAAACGACGGCGCAGTGATTCATCCGACTCCGAATCCGCGCCTGGCGCAATCACCTCCGCTAATTCGGCTCGGGCAAGACCATCCACGTAATCCACCGGCATCAAGGAGCCGTAGTATTCATTACCTTTGGCGCCCTTCTCTTCACATTCGAGCACGAACACACCTGCCGATAATCGTTCGATGACTACATAATGAAGCTCAATCGTTGCAAAACGAGACCGCAATGGCACATCGAATGGCTTGCCTGCCGCATCATAAAACAGCCCCTTGCGTTTGGCTGTTTTAGCCGGCTTGCGCTTCACGCCATATTCAGCCGTGCGCCGCTCCAAATATTCGCCGCTTGATGTATCTGCATACGACAGCTCATTTTGAAAATGCAAGTCCGTATAAGCCTGTACCAATTCCAGAGCAATCGGGGCAAGCGCATCGTAAATGATACTGCCTTCCCGCTTGTCCACGTCATACGGAACGCGTTCCAGCATCCGCTCCATAATGTCCTCCAATCGAGGCACGTTCCAAGCACCTTGTTCCCATTCAGCCATCCAACTTCACCTCCTTCGTCATTGCTAACTGCCCTAGAACCGTCTCTACCTTAAAATGAACTTGTAAAGCGTCTCCCGTTTGTTCAAAGGCAAACTCGCCTACGCGCAAAATTCGATCATCCTGAAGCAGTGCTTCGGATATCGTGCGCTCCAGCTCCGACTTTATGAAGTCCAAACTGTAACCAATCTGCGCGCGAAGCTCAGAGCCATAATCTGGGCTATATATCAAATATTCAAATCGTTCGGTCAACAATATCTTAAGCACGGCTTGACGCATCGCTTCCAAGCCATCTGTCATTCCCAAAATGCGCCCTGCTTCCATATCCAGCCGATAGGTGCGCGTAGGCTGTTCCGTATACTCCAACATTACGGGTATATCTTCATTCTCCAACTCGAACCTTGACTTCGGGATCATGCCCCCACCACCCTATCAAGGGCAACATAGCTTTGTCCTCCCTGCATACGGACTAACAGCAGTTTGTCTCCTACGTACAATCCCTCACGAATCGTAATCTCTTCCCCACCGACACGCACCTTGTGCTCGGTAAGCTGTTCCGTAATGACGAGAGCGGACTCCGGCAAGGTGAAGCGCTGTTCTACCTGCACCTCCAAGGGTGACACACTGAGCACCACACCATACAACAGTGCAACCGGACTAGATGCCTCTACCGCTCCGACACCCGCTTTTTTAATAATGTCCAGCATCATCCTCATTGCTAAATCTCCTTCAACGTTAATGACATCGTATGCCCTGAACCGCTCCACTCCTGGGAGCACTCTTCAATGAGCTTGTTTCGCAGATCCACATTCTGTTCAGGCGCAAAAATAGGGATGTTCATTCCGGCTCGAATGCGCACATCCCCTACAGCGTTCACTTTTAATGTTTTCTTCTCATGGTTATGGAGCTTCAGCAAGTTATCTCCAAGCTGTTGGATTTGAGCCTGATTCATCTTGTCATCTATCTTTTTGTACAGCTGCAGATGTCCCCATTTCGCCATATTGTTACTATCTTTTGATATAAAAGTTTCACGTACACCTTTTTCCGGATTGTCCCGATACATTTTGATATAGTTATACGTCCCATCATCTATGCTGGCCTTATAGGATATGCTCGTCATCTGACTCTCTTCGCCAATCCCGTAATCCGGCATCCAACTTTTCGCTTCCCGCAGCGTAAGTTTGCCGAAGTCGTCATACAGCACATAGATGATTTTGGTAGAGTTTAGGGTGAAATCAAGCGCACGGAACATCATATCCAAGAGCTTCTTGTTGTCCTCCATAAAAGTTGGGATCTTATACTTCGTATCTGCTAACTCTCCAAGCTTGATATCGAATTTTTTGGCAATATATCGAATGATTTCAGTAGCGGTCACGTTTTTAAGCATGCACCAGTCGTTCACCATCAAATAGCGCATCTGATCATAAGCAGTCAGCTTTACAGTATTGCTCTCATCCGTTTCTATGCTGAACACATAGCCGTAAAATACAGGCACCCCATCTTCTTGCACTCGGATAATATCACCATTATTGATGGTAAAGCTGCGATCCTGAAATATGGCTCCCTTACTAAAGGAAATCGATATGCTGGCAGGCTTGCCAACACGGGAGGTCGACCACGTCATGCTCGAGATAAGCTGTGACATGTCCCACGCATTGCCATTACGATTATCGACCAACACTTCCAACCTGTTCATTTCAAATATTCACCTCCTACGTCGCTGTGTCTCATTGCTTTCGAGGAAGTCGCAGAATACGATTCGGTTCCAGTTCATGCAGAGCCTCATCTGCTGAGATGCCGTTCAGTCTTTGAATGTCGATTGCCTTTCTGGTATCGTTGAAAAACTTTTGGGCAAGCAAACTCAGCTTATCCCCCGGCTGCGTCATATACTCGCTTGTTCCTTTACGCTCATCCGGACGCGGCTGCGACGTTTTTGGCACATTAGTCGCACTTGTCAGCTTCCCATCCAGCTTCACCTTTTTGGCTGCATAAAATTTATACAGCTTCAAGGAAATGTCGTACTCCAAATCCCCAACACTGCCAGCAACTTCACGCCAAGTGAATTTATCAATGGCCATAGCTAGATTCATATGGAAGGTCGGCGTCGTAAGCACGAAACGAATCGGACGCTTCGTCTCCATCCATTCACGCAGTTGAATGATATAATCACTAGGCGGCAGCAGCTTCTCTGGCGAAATATGGACGTAGGGCCCATGATGAAGCGGAAAAATGCTGCTGAATTGAATATCAGCCAGCTTCGGCGTATGGATGCTCACAACTTCCCCGATACCGACAATATCGAAGGACTGCAAGTTCCCCGCTTCGCTGATTTCCAGCTGAGACGGATTTACAGGCAGCTCGATAACCTTCTCTTGATTGTTAAAACTCAAATAGATATGGTATCCGCTCATCCGTACACCCCTTCCGCCGTCGACACGAATTCTTCCTCCAACTTTTTCTCGATGCGATTGATTAATGTGTCCATATCGAAGCCTTGATGGATGTCACCAGTGTTCACCTGAACCGTCGGGGTCAAAGATACGAAGTTCTGGATGGCATCCATTTCCGCCAAGTCGCGCATCATTTCAATGCTTTCGTCCGTAATTTCGACTTTATTATCGATAGCGCCTACTTTGCCGACTTCGCCTACTTTCGGGATGTTCATTGTAGCGCCAGGATTTAATCCCGGCATGACTCCTCCGGTGGTGCCAGGCATTGTTTCCGGTGCCTTCGGCAATTCAGGCAGTTTTTCAGGTTTGTAAGAGTTATTCGACTTCGTAAGTTTAGTTAAGTTGTCAATTCCGAATTTCTTTTTGAAGTTATCGACAGAGAAATTTTCAACACCATCAGCAGCAGCATTAAAGCCCCCTTCAATCGTGGCACTAATGTCTGATTGAAACTCATCAGTTTTAATGTGCTCCAGCTTTATATCCAGCTTTTCTTTAATTCCAAGAATGCTGCCGATGGCATTAGCGACCCTGTTAACGCCTTCTAAGAGGAAATTAATCATGTCAAATGCCTTATTTACAAGCCAAGTAAAGGCTTGTATTGCTCCAGCAACAAATCCAGCTACCATTTGGCCCATAGACCGAAGTGCATTAGCAAACCCTTCGCGTACTGGTTCCATAACAGCAATTAATGCTAGAAAAGCTCCGATCAAAGCAACTAAAGCCAAGATAACGATCGTAACCGGATTTAGTGCCATAATGGCGTTCCACAGAGTCTGCATTGCTGCAGATATTTGTGTCACCACTACAATAATCGTCATTATCGTATAGTACATCATCAAAGCGCCAATAATGGCACCCAGTATCGGTAAGATTAACGGCAAATTATTATTAAATACATCGACCAACCATAAGAATCCCTCAACTACCCAAGAGGCCAATTGTGCAATAATAGCTAACCCTCCGCTCAGTATGGCAAAGAAGTTATCAAATTGCCCTGTCTGGAATGCTTGATTCAACAGATCCAGCATTGGGGTAAACATTTGCACAGCATTCTCTCCAGCTGCGCCCAACAATCCATTGAACCGATTAACTGTTTCTTCCCACTTACGAGCAGGACTATCCATCAACATTTCAAGAGAAGCCTTGCTCATGTTGGCTTTTGCCATTAGCGCATCAAAGGTTTGCAGAAATCCATTTAAATCCCCGCTTTTTGAAAAAGACTGTAATTTTTCTTGTTCTGTTTCGCTCACAGGAATTTTCAATTGTTCTATCAAACCTTCACTCTTTCCAAAATATGCCTCTTGCATTAACTTGGCTGTTTCTGTAGGGTCACCATTTACTTGAAAAGCTGATAAACGCTGTACCATTTCATTCATACGAGTTAAGTCCTGTGTGTTTTTGGAAACAGAAGTTAGTGTAAGACCCGACTCTAAAGATTTTGATACATCCTTGCCACTCAACAGTGCCTGAGCTCTGAGAGCCTCGTATACTTGCGTTCCTTCCTGGCGGTTTCCGTACTTAGCATTATATCGGGATCTGATATCTTCTGATTCAGTTGCCCCCTTAATCGCATCCACGCCCATATTCTGACCGAAGCCCAGCATCTTGGAACCTAGGCCACCAAACCATTTCCCAATATTCTCACGGACAGCAGCGTGAACGGCCGCTCCCTTTTTAATTCTGTCAGCCTTTTTACTTTCTTTTGTGGGTTTATTATCCTCACGAGCATCTTCCGTAGATGATTCAGTTGGAGATGCTCCATTAGAAGATCCTTGCCTTGTTTTCTGCTGCTGAATTCGATTGTATCCAGAGGTAGCACGATTCCATCCTTTATGGATGCCATTGTTAGCTTGCTGCCACGCTCTATTGATGTTGTTCCCTGCCTGCTTCCATCCGCGGTTTATACCTGAATTTGCACGCTGCCATATCTGATTCATGCTGGAACCCGTTTTCTGCCATGACTTATTGATGCCGTTACTGGTTCGCTGCCATGATTGTGAGATTTGATTCGCCGTCTTTTGCCATGCTTGAGATATCCCATTAGCTGCTTTTTGCCATGCCTGTACAATCGTATTTGATGCCTTTTTTAAAGACTGATTTATGGCATTCATCGCTTTTTGCCAAGACTGATTAATCGCAGTTGCAGTTTTCTGCCACGTCTTAGTGATGGCTTCCACCGATTTCTTCATAGCTTGATTCATCGTTGTACTCACTTTGGCAAAAGCACTAGCAAAAGTCTGAACTGACTTTGCCGCTATCTTTAAAGCCTGCAACGACTTTTCATCCATCGACTCTTCCCTCCCCCTGTCCGCAAGATGAAGAGAGCGATTCCCCATCTGCACCCAAGCTGCCCCAGCGGAGCTGCCATTGCCATGCCGACTGTGAAATCGCTGCTCTAATGTCCGCGGTTGTTCCAAAGCCTACATTACCGCTTCTTGCGCATACTGCGCTGTGCCTTGCGCTCCTCCTCCACACGAATGTCGATCATCGCGTAGACGGCTGCGCGTTCGCGAACCGGGAGCGCAAGCAGCTCATGCGGCAGGATGCGAAGCTTATGGAGGGCGTAATAGGCATAGTTCGCTTCGCCATCGCCCTCGCGAATTAGTTTTTTACGTCATTGACAAGCTCGTTCATGTCCTGATTGAAGCCGTTCAGCGTCTGCACCTGCTGCAGCAGCCCGGTATATTCGCCAGGCAGGAGCATCTTCCGCAAGAGCGCCTCCGCCCCCATAACGCCATAAGATTGCTGAAGCTCTGCATTTTTCAAGTCTGGATACACAACGCTTGCCACAATCAGCTTTGCCGTATATTCATTGAAGTCGATTTCCGGCGTAACAACTCCGCCCTTGCCCTTCACCTGCTTCGTTGCAGACTTGCGGCACTGTTCGTTTTCCACTTCGCTCATACTGCGAAGCGTCCAAGCAACCGGCTCCCCCTTGTCATCTTTGAAGCGTGGGGACACAATGAATGGCATCTCCGTATTTGGTTCCGCATTTTGGGCAAAGAAATAGCTTAATGTAGTCATCTTCAATCGCTCTCCTCATCTTGAATGGTAGTTAGGTTATTTTAAATTACACTATAGGCGCATTAAAGTTGCTTAAAATATCAACATCGTCAAATGTAAACTCCAATTCTTCTTCCAAAACATCGCTCTCTGTATCCAGCTTCGCCATAACGACACTGTTCAGATTCACGTTCTTCAACATGATCGTCTGCGTGCCTACTGAAGAAGTAGGATCTGAGTTTGTCACATTAATCGTAAAGTTCGTATCCTTGCCAGTCTTAATATAATCAAGCATCATCTTGCGGAATAATGGCGTCATATAGTAAATCGTCATGCTGCCTGTTCCCGACCAGCCGGAGGTTTTATGCTGTGTGGCACGGCTGCCGAGTGTTTTAATTTCTGCTTTTTGTTTTTCTATTTTCGCTTCCAGCGTTTTAATATAGAACATCTCTTCATTTTGACCATTAATTTGTGCAAAAGCTGTACCTTCACGTCCCGAAATCGTATCCTTCGCTTGTAAGAAACCCATCTTACTTCACCTTCACTTTCATGTAAATTTTCTCTACTGCATCGACCGGCTGCACATTCAACTGAATGACGATACTGTCCGAAGCCTCGCCCTTTGCAACAAGCACATCCGTCTGGGCATCGAACGGCTGAATTGCATTCAAGCGCTCAAGCTGATCCAAATACGCAATACACTCTGCACGGAACAATTGACGTCCTTCTTCATTGTTGTTCGTTTTGCCGACATACGTCGTTTCGAAAATACGCTTCATATCGTTGGCGATGCCGTCCAACACGCGAATAACGCGGTTTTTGGAGAACGGCTGCCCCTTGTCCGGCGTATAGGCCGTCAATGTATTGATATCCTGCTCTACCACTGCATGGCCAAGATGATGCACGAATACGAATTCACCTTTGCGCAGAGCTTCTTCAACCTGCGTATTCGTCATTCGAATATCAGCATCGACCGCATCTTCATAAGCAGAATACGTCAACGACTCATTCATCGCTGCCGCTGCTGTTGCCGCGGCCACCCATACTGTTGCTTGAGCCGCATTCAACACCGTGCCGTCTGCGAGCTTCACACCATTTTTAACGGAAATGACGCCTTCGTTATTCGCAGTTGGGTATTGAGCCATAACAGCCTGAATCTTCTTGCCTTCTTCTTCACGCATACGCTTCACGAACATCGCATAAACGGAACATAGCGCTGCATCAGTGGAAGGAAGCGCAACCGTATGGAAATCATGAACGGCAATTGCTTCGTGGAAAGATACATGATCCGCATTCACTACATTGCCGTCATCTCCACCAGTAAGCGGCAGACCAGCATTTGCTTCAATCGCTCCTGTACCTTCAAATTCAACCCACGCATTTGCGATCAGCTGTTCAGCCAGATTCACCGTCTGGTTGTCCACGGTACGTCCGCCAACCTTCGTAATTACATCTACCTTCGTATTGTCATTCACATTCGTCTGTACGACGAGCTGAATATCATTGCCGCGAACACCGCCAAAACGTGCTTTCACCTTCAATTGTTTGTGAGTTGCAGCCGCCTTCGCACCTTCATTCAATCGATACAACAGCACCTTCTTCGCGCGCTTGAATGCCTCGCGCACCAGCAGCAGTGCCTCATCCGTCAGCTCGTAGCCTAGCTTCTCGAATACCGGCTCCCCTGCATGCAATTCCAGCACCTTTTTCGCTGGTCCCCAGCTCAGCTTCAGCGGCAGTGCCACAATCCCCCGCTCGCCAACCGCTCCCGATGGAGCAGCCTCTCCTTGAAAGCGTACATATACGCCTGGTCTTACCTTGTTCTGCGTCGTCCATGTTCCTCCAGCCATTACTTTACCTCCTGAATTTGAAATTGGTGTAGCAGCGCATCGATCTGCGCCTTCGTGTACTGCTCATTGCCCGCCAGAAGCGCATGCAGCATGTCTCGCTCGCCTGCACTCCAGCATTTCGCTTCCAGCCACTGCTCCTTCGCAAAAGCGAATTCGCCCGCAGCCTCGGCATGTTCCACATTACGCTTGTCCTGCTTGTTTGCATTAGACATCTCGAATGCGTCCCTCCTGCTTCATGGCATTCATCTTGCTCATTTCCTCTCGAGAACGTGTCAGCATGTACTCATACTGCACTTGGAACCGCAGCTTGCGTTCCACGATCTCATGCTTCCAGCCTGTCCCCCTGCATAAGCTGCCGCCTGCTTCAATCAGTTCCAGCGCATCATACAGCGCATCCGCAACATCATGAACGGAAGCAGCCTTTGCCTCGGGATAATACTCGACCTCGATGGCTGCTCGCGCTTGATAACGGCCTTCGCCTGCACGAGTCCGTTCCCCTCGAACGAGCTTTACGACCAAGCAGGGCGCTAACTCATTCGTTCGTTCTTCTGACTCCAACACCGGGATGTCTGGGTAACGTTCCCGCACCCGACTCAGCACCCCCTGCCGAATCTCGCTGCTTCGCAAGCCTTCACCTCCTGTCCTGCGGTACAAAAAAACCGTTATACAGCTTCGCCGCAAACGGTTCTCCCTTCCTCCCTGCAAGGTTGTCCTGCCCCCATGCCCACAACCTCACACTATCATCTTAGCACCTTGTCCCGTCCACCAGTGTGCCAGCATCCGGCCAGCGGGAGGTCACTGCGATCTCATCATGCAATACATCTGAGTCCTTGTCCTTGCTCGATACGAGCATTCTGTTTCTGACTTACTCAGTATTCTTGATTAACGCGCAGAGCAAAGAATTATGAACCACGACTTACATCAATCTTCGAACACTTCGATTCCAAGCATAAATGCCAGCTCGGTAATTGCCCGTGCTTTGATTCTGCGAAATGTACGCTCACTTACATTCAAGTCAAAGCAGAGCAGATAATCTGGCTTCTGTACATGTGGATTGAGATAACAGTTCTCTATTAGTTCGCGCTCCATGTCGCCTAGATGTGCGACCGCCTTCATGACATTGTCGTGCACCATTTTCATATATGCTTCCTTATCCACATTGTGCAGGGCAATCTCTTCTACTGGCTTGCCTACCTGATTCGTCGCACCGTGGAATCTTGGTTCATAGGAAGTCGTCATTTTCATCTCTCTTCGTACGATGCCTGTTCTTTTGTATAAACGAGCCATAGATAAATACTGCTCCACCATTTTTCGCGTAGCCGACCGATTCACCGTTGCCAACATCCTCATCGCTCCTCATGTGAAAGTTATTAGTAATAACACAATTATGAAATATAGTTGTTTAAAATAACGTAAAATAAAAAAAGAAATGTCCTGATAAACTTGGCCTTGTGTTGTGTAAAACAACATTATAGAATGATGCTGTTCATTCTAAACAACTCACCGATAATTATTGCGAACACCTGTTCCTGTGTGATACACTGCAAGCATACCATGCTCATAAAATGAACGTCAATCTTGAATTTATGAACATATGTAAAATAAGGGTGGTAGCCATGTCCGTAACGAACAAAGAACTTGTAGGTTCCCGTATTAAGGAGCTGCGGCTCAAGCAAGGCTTATCGCAAGACGATGTTGCCTACGCGCTCGATATGAAGCGTGCCAATGTAGCCAATTATGAAGCGGGACGCACGACGCCGCCGAGCGATATCATTGGCAGACTAGCCGATCTGCTGCATACATCAAGCGATTACTTGCTAGGTCGTATCGACAATCCGATGCCGCTGGCCTTAACTTCTTCATCTGATTCTATTCCTGAGTGGGCCACATGGAAAGACAAGAAGGATTTCCGGCAGTTGCTGGAGGAAGATTCAGAAATTATGTTCGATGGCGTTCCCATCGAGGAGGAAGACCGTGAACGGGTGCTTCAAGTGTTGGAGGCCTTGTTCTGGGATGCGAAGAAGCGCAATAAGCGCAAGCCCCGGGGCTGAACATAGCTCAATGACTAACCTATCCGCGAGGTGCATCTCATGGATGTAGAGAAGATTGTACGATCATTAATTCGAAAATATAAAACGAACTGCCCTTTTCAGCTTGCGCAATATTTGAACATTCAAGTTAGAACAGCTGATCTTGGGAAGTCAACGCGCGGCCTCTATTTCCATAAGCTCCGGCGCCGCTATATTGTCATTAATTCGGAATTGCCGTTCGAATGGCAGCGATTCGTGTGTGCTCACGAGCTCGCCCATGACAGACTACATAAAGGCATCGGGCATTTCTTTACCGAACAGCATACGTTGTTCCATGTTGGCAAGTTCGAGCGCCAAGCCAATCAGTTCGCTCTTCTTCTGCTGCTGCATGATCAAGAGTGCTTACTTGGGGAAACCCGGGAAATGTACTGTGCGCGCAATGATATCCCAGCTGAACTAGCTAGGTTCCTTCCTACAGAGTCGGAGCAAGAATAAATCGGTACGAATGCCGTCACCATTTTCAGCCTACTCCACATAGTATAGGGTAATGCCGAACTATGGGTGTATGTTATCAACCTGAGAGGTGAGATCAGTTACATGAAGGCACTTGTCACCGGGATCTCCGGATTCGTAGGAAGTCATATGGCGGAATTTTTGCTGGACAAAAATGTAGAGGTAATCGGCACGATTCGCAATCGCAGCCGCCTAGAACACATTCGCCACATTCTGCCCGATATTCATCTGGCAGAATGTGAGCTCCGCGATGCATTCTCTGTAGAAACGCTCATTACAAATGAGAAGCCGGACCTTATTTTTCATTTGGCCGCTCAGAGCTTCGTCCCTACCTCCTGGAACTCGCCAGCAGATACAATCTACAACAACGTTGCGGGTCAATTGAATATCTTCGAAGCGGTAAGACGCGTTGATCTGGATTGTAAAATTCAAATTGCCTGCTCCAGTGAGGAATACGGTCATGTAGAACCGCACGAAACTCCGATACGTGAAGAAAACCCCCTCCGTCCGTTAAGTCCATATGCAGTGAGCAAAGCAGCTCAAGACTACCTTGGGTATCAATATCATAAGAGCTACGGCCTCCATGTCATCCGGACGAGAACCTTCAACCATACGGGTCCACGCCGTGGTGAACAGTTCGTTACGTCCAACTTCGCGAAGCAGATTGCCGAAATTGAGAAGGGCGTTCGTCCGCCTACTGTCCATGTCGGCAATTTGGAAGCGAAGCGCGATTTTACCGACGTGCGCGATATTGTCCGCGCTTATTGGCTCGCGCTGGAGCGGGCCGAAGCTGGAGACTGCTATAATATTGCATCCGGCTCCTGCGTAACAATTCGAGAAATGCTCGATATGCTGCTGGCTAAATCGGATATTACGATCGACATTGTGCCAGATCCAAGCCGCATGCGTCCATCCGACGTCGAAATTCTGCTTGGCGATCATTCGAAATTCACAGAACATACAGGCTGGAAGCCAGAAATCCCTCTTGATCATACCCTCGAAGACTTGCTGAACTACTGGCGCGAGCGCGTATAGACTAGCTGCAAGCCCCCGCCTAAGCCGATGCGACCGCTTCTTCCGTCCACTGAGGTCGGTCGCATATTCTTTCTCTTCGATCCATATGGAACGGATGAATATGGTAGAATAGAGGATAAGGAAAGGAATCATCTATTTATTTATGCAGAGGAGGACAAGCATCATGAAGAATGTTTGGAAGAAGCTAATGAAGAAAGGCTTTTCGGTTGAGCTCGACCAACTTCCACAAAACAAGCAGCAGTTTTTAGATGAAATTGAGCGTTATTGCGTACAAGAGAAGGTTAACTACAAGTTTATTGAATATGATCGACCTGCCGTTATTTCAATTGATGATGTCGTGTATAAATGCCATGTCGAGAATGCCGGAAGACCCGGTTTCGTCCTTCATTTCAAAGAAGTATAAATACAAGAAATACGTACATAGAGCGTTGAAATTGCGGCGAGCCTCTTTTTATCCGAGATCGCCGCTTTTGGTTAGTAATTACAATTAGTAAAAAAAGAAAAAGAGCCTCTAACAGACTCTTTTCATATAGTAAAATATGGTATAATCACTAGGACAACGAAAACGGTTTAAGGGCAGGAGGCGCCATCTTCAGAGAAAGAAGGTCCATCATTTTCTTTCGAGGAGGTGAGTGCCGTGACAATGTATGAGGCATTGACATTAATGCTGTCATTCGGAACATTTGTTATCCTGATGCTGTCCTTCCATAAAAAGAAGTAACCCGTCCGCCTCTTTCCAAGCCGCAGGTTACTTCCTACCTAAACGCCCCCGCTCTTATAGCGGTAGTTGTCACGGGGATCGTGTTCCAGCACGATCCCCTGTTATATTAGCATATTACAATTTATTCCTCAAGCGCTCTTATGATGCTCCTTTCACTCCAGAGCAAATAAAGTGCCTTTTGTCACAATTCTTTTGTATTGTAGCGGGCGATGGGAATACTCCGGTCGCTTCTGCCACACTTCCGAGGTAACTCTCGGTTGTCTGTCGAACACTCGCACCCTTTTGTTCGTTTCACTTACAAAACTCAATTGGATTACAATCAAAAATTTCATCTTTGTCACGAGCTACCGAAACAGATTCATTTTGATTTTGGTCATAAAAGACGAAAAAAAGCTTTCTACGTGGACTATTATTAATAATTAACTCAACTTCTTTTTGTTGAATTTTATCGCTATTATTTTTTCTCAAAATAATTACAATAACACCATCTGTTGTTTGTTTTTCACTTTCTCTCGAACCTAATGTATATGGTAAATCGTTTTCTTGAATAATTTTTTGAATCTCATTCTGTATAGACATCTGCGTTCTGTGAGTGGGTGTTACAAAGAAATCATGTATGTCCCCAGAGTATGTAATAATTACTGGGGTTACAATAAATGAGAATAAGAAACTGCAGAGAGCAGTCATAACTAGATAATAGTTCTTCTTGTTCCTGTTTAAAAGAAACAAATATACACTATATGCACTGATAATAATCAATAATAAAAAACATTGTACTCCTCTGGGGCCTGGATTATAGACTACAAATGGGCGCTTTCCGAAACTAATTAAAATATTTATGACTAAAGCACAGCTAATCGGTCCAAGACCAATACTAACAAGCACCGAGAATATCGCTAAAGCAATTCTCAACTTTTTATCCCCTCCTTCCATAGTGTTTATTCGGATAAAATAAATTAAAAATGAATAGACACTATACGTTTCTTAAATTTCCAATCATATTAGAATTCAGTGACATTGAAAAGGGGTACCCCAAATGAGTCTTATAGTTGGACAACGTTCGCTCGCGCATCCTTTCAGATTACTTTTCCGTTCCAAATAAAAAAAGCGCCTTGCGGCGCACTTTTTTCATTTGGAGCGGGTGATGGGAATACTCCGGCTACTTCCGCCACACTTATTTGTGGCTCTCGTTTATGCCGGACGCTCGCGCTGACTCGTATTTCACAGTAGCATTGCAGCGCGGTACTCAACATGTCTGATTGAAAAATGGAGCCTTCCGGCTCCAGTGGTTTATTGTTCATGTTGACGCTCGTCCTACTCATGTATCTCCTCGATGTCTTTACGGACGGTCGAACCCTGGGGTTCGCTCCCCATCCAACTTTCCGGTCCAAATAAAAAAGCGCCTCTCGGCGCACTTTTTTTAATTTGGAGCGGGTGATGGGAATACTCCGGCTACTTCTGCCACACTTCCGTGGTGGCTCTCGTTTATGCCGGACGCTCGCGCTGATTCGTATTTCACAGTAGCATTGCAGCGCGGTACTCAACATGTCTGATTGAAAAATGGAGCCTTCCGGCTCCAATGGTTTATTGTTCAT